AAGTTTGGACAAGAAGAGGAAACATATAACATCGTTGCAGCTCATGGCTACTTCGGTCGTTTAATCTTCCAATATGCTTCATTCAACAACAGCAGAAGTCTTCACTTCTTCCTAGCTGTATTTCCAGTTGTTTGTGTATGGTTAACTTCAATGGGAATCTGCACAATGGCATTTAACCTTAACGGTTTCAACTTTAACCAATCAGTTGTTGATGCTAACGGAAAAGTAATTCCTACATGGGCTGATGTTCTTAACAGACAGAGTTTAGGTATGGAAGTAATGCACGAGAGAAATGCTCACAACTTCCCTCTCGATCTAGCATGTACTGAATCTACTTCAGTTGCCCTATCAGCTCCAGCTATAGGTTGACTTTAGAGGTTTATTACCGCTAGTCTATAAAAGGTACGTGGTTCTCTCCATGTGCGTGTGTGCAAAGTAAAGTGGTTGACCCAGAGGTGGTGCTCTGGGTCTTTTTTTATGTATTTAAAGTACAATTAAAATATGGAAAAAGAGTTTGATTTTGAAATAGCAAAGAGATTTGCAAGAGCTATTTATGGAGGAGGACTTGGTGGTAGACCTTTACCCAAAGAGCAACAACAAAAAAATGATGCTTTTTTAAAAATGTATCTTGATTTTTTAGATGGAAAATAATTTAAAGTAAAATAAAAATATGGATCCTGATGCAAAACTGTTTTATAGAAAAATACTTGACTTCGGTCCTGGAGTTGGGATGAGAGAAGGTCAACGTAAATTTGAAGAAGAGATGAGAAAAGAGGAGGAAAGAAGAAGAATGATGAATGAGGACATTGGTATGTTGGAAGATAAAAATTTAAATTTTTTACAAGATTTTATGATTGCTAAAGGCTATAACAAATTAATACCTGAAGGTTTACGTGATAAATATAAAAGAGAGGCTGATATTGATAAATATTTAAAGAACATGGAAAAACTAAGGCAACGTGGGATACTATCATAATTATTTAAAGTAGAATTAGAAAAACAGTATTTATAACAATGCCAGGAAGTTCAAAAGATTTTCTAGATATGTTTACCAGTGGTAAAGGTATGGGATCAGTAGCAGCAAATGCTGCGTTGATGACTAAAATGAATGGAAAAGAAAGATTTGACACTGGAGAGGTAAGTCAAGGTGCTCAAGAACTAGCTCAAAATGTACAGCAAAATGAAAAAACTGGAGTTTTACAAAATATAGCTGATAGGGTTAGACAATTTCTAAGCAGACCTTTGATACCTGATACTTCAGTTGAAGATCCTATTACAGGTAAAAAAATAAATCCTGATTTATTAAAATTATTAAATAATCGTCCTGATTTAAGACAAAGATTTAACGAAACCGGATCAATTTACACTATAGACATGCCATGAGGATGGCTGGGCTCGGCTATTATCCAAGTTTTCCTGTTAAATATTCGAATATGTACAATGATTATTCGATGGTAACAGCAGGATTAGCTGATCCATTTTTACCTCAGAAGAAAGAGAAAGCAGATAAATGTAAGTTTGTAGTTTCATATATAGGAAAGAATGAACCTAAGTTTGAAATGAATAATCCGCACTACATGAGAGAAGTTTCAAGATCTTATTCCGATAGTATTCCCCCTGTTATTCTTAATAAAGAGCCAATACAAAATAGATTTTAATGGCACAAGACGATTCAAAATACACTAAACCTGGCCTGAGAAAAAGAATATTTAATCAGGTAAAAGCTGGATCTAAAGGTGGTAAACCTGGCCAGTGGTCTGCAAGAAAAGCACAGTTAGTAGCACAAAAATATAAAGCAGCTGGAGGAGGTTATAAAGGAGGTAAGGGTAAGAAACAAAAGGATCTTAAGAGATGGGGTAAAGAAAAATGGATGACTAGAAAAGAATACGAAAAGAAAAAGAAGGATTAGAATATGGAAATGAAACCTAAAGTAACTATCATTCTCAATAAAAAAGTTTCAGAGGTAAGTGATTCTTGTCCTACTGCGACTATTGATATTGAAGAGAATGCAAAAAATAGAAACTGGACTATCGACAAATTTGCTTATGGCCCTCTTAATCCTGATGCTCCTGATCCCGGATTCTGGGAAAAGAAAGCTGAACTATGGAACAGTGACATCGATACAGTAAAGACTGCTAGGTGTGGTAATTGTTCAGCATTTGATCAGACTAATAAGATCATGGATTGCATGATAAAAGGTATCAATGAAACTAAAGCTGCAGATCCTTTTGATGTTTTAGACAGAGCTAACTTAGGATATTGTCAGTTATTTAAATTTAAATGTGCAGCCACACGTACTTGTGATGCTTGGCTACATGGAGGACCTATTAGGGATTGTTAATTATGCATCAAACTCCAAAGATTAAAAAGATTATTGGTGAATTACATAAGGCATCAAGAACTCATAAGGGTCAAGCTGAAAGACTTGAGAAGATTCTTAAGGTAATTCAAAATGTAGATAAGAAGAAAAATGGCTGATAAAGCAATAGAAAAAGGGAGAAAAAGTACAGAAAGGTATTTACCTAAAGCTGCTTGGGCTGCTATGTCTAAGGCTGAAAGAAAAAAGACAGATGATAAAAAGAAAAGAGAGAGTCGTAAAGGTAAACAGTTTGTAAAAAATACAAAGACTGCAAGAAAAGCTAGGAAGATGGCTAGTAAAAGAGCTGCAAAGAGTATGAAAAATGATTGATTTAATATTAAAAAAACTCGGAAATATTCAAAAAGATAAGCTTTTACATTTTTTTTGGGGAGCTGTTCTTTCTTTTATTCTTATACTTTTTCTTGGAAAAATTGGAGTAATTATTGCTCTTATTATTCCAGCAATCAAAGAATTATATTACGATAAGTATCTTGGTAGAGGTTGTTGTGAATGGGCAGATTATTTTTATACAATTGCTCCAACAATAATGTTAGTAATTATGTCTTGGAAATAAATGATTAAACAATTTGTAAAAAAATTAATTCAATATTATATAGATTTAATTGTTAGTTGGTATAGAAAAATAAAAACGTATTTCAATTTAAATTATGAAATAAAAAAATATCACGATAGTTTTGATAAACCTAAAAAACCTGTAATAAAAGAAGTTGGTAAGTTTGGAGATAAAGATTGGTCAATATCTATAGGAGATATAGATGAATAAACGTATTCCTAGAAAGAAAGGTCAGCCTGCTAAAAGTGATAAACATAGTGATCTTTATACAGATGAAGATCCAAAAGGAACTATAAAAGGTCTTGGATTTAAAGATAAAAGAACAGCTGCATTAAGTGTTGCCAAGATAAAACGTAGTGGACGAACCCACGCCCATAAAACTCAAGCTGCTATTGCTATGGAACAGAGAGCTAAAGTAGCTAAGAAAACTGAAGCTGCTGCTGTGTATAGAAAGTTTATTGAAGAGCAAAAGAAAAAAACTAAGGAGAAAAATGCTTAGACCTAATACAGAATTACTAAAAGAAGAAGTTTCACAGAGCTTACCTAGATTTGTTGATGTATCTAAAGGAACTCTTACTGCCAAAACAAAAAGGTCAGAGGCTGTAAATAAAGCTACTTTAAGGAAGAAAAATAAATAGATTTTAGATACTATATATAACATATGGTGGAGGGCAAAAGAGAGGTGTCATGATCAATAAGGGAGAAATTTTAGTGATAGATAATTTTATAGATCTTGAATATCAGGAAAAAATTAAAGATAATCTTATGGGAGATAATAATTTTCCTTGGTATTACATTGATGATGTTACTGCTGCTTATGAAGAAGGTAATCAAGGTCGTCCCGGTCTTTCGCACGTATATGTAGAATTCAATGATGATAATTCAAGTAAGGTTATTAGTGACTTTCATCATTTATTTATACCGATGCTTCAATATGCTTGTCATTATTTAAATATGCCTACTGGAAAAATATTACAAGGTAGATCTTTTATGCAGTTCCCTTTAAATTTACAAAGTAAAGAAGATGATACTCCTCATATAGATCTTGATGAAGGATTTGATCATACTGTAGTTTTGTATTATGTTGTTTCTAGTGATGGTGATACTGTTATATATAATGAAAGAACTGAATCAGATACATATACTGTCAAACAAAAAGTGACACCTAAACAAGGTAGAGTGGTTATTTTTGACGGTGGACAATATCACACAGCACAACAATGCAAAGATAGGATTAGATGCATTGCAAATTATAATATCGCCTAAGTATTTTGTTTCTGTAGACTTTCTAATACAGTATTTTTTTGAATTTTAGCTACATCTTTTAAACCATTTGCATCAAACCAAGGAGCATTTTTCCAACTAAATCCCTTTCCAAATGTATTATCAGGAGCCATTACATACCAATGACAGGCTGCATCTGGTACATCTACGGCACATTTTTCCCAATTATCATCCCATTGTGGTACTTGTATCCATAGTAGTGATCCTAAGATCATTGAGAATAAAATTTTCATTATTTTAAGCTTTTTTTGATTTTTTTCCGTGAGCTTTATAATCCATAGCTAATCCAATAGCTATAGCTTGCTTTCTATTTGTAACTTTTTTATCTCCTCCTGATTTAAGATCGCCTGCTTTAAATTCAGACATAACCTTTTCCATTTTATGTGGCATTTAAATAGTCTCCTGTAGTTCTTTTACAAAATATGCTACATCAGCTAACTCATCTTTAATTAGATTCTGATTTGTAAGTATTGAGATATCAAATTTACACCTAATATCGCACCTTCTCCTTGATCTACTCCTATTTGTTCTTGCTCCTCCCCTAGAGGTTCCTCCTTTACTACTACTTCCTGATCCACCTGAAGATCCACCTCTTGATCCTCCTCTACCTGTTCCACCTTTACTTCCACCGGAAGATCCACCTCCACCTTTACTTCCTCCCTTAGAACCTCCTTTGCTACTACTACCAGATCCTCCTGATGATCCTCCTCTTCTTCCTCCTCTTCCTACTGATCTTGATGTTGAAGGACTTGAACTTGATGAAGAACTTGAGCTTGGACTAGATTTACTTGTACTTGGACTAGACTTTGTTGTAGATGGTGATGATTTTTTCTGTGCTTGTGCTTTATTTACAGCAGCTTGTGCTTTACCTTTATCACTTATACCAAATGAACCTGCTGGAGGTTTGGAGGGAATACCTGTTGCTTTAGCTGCTGCATCACCTTTTGCTTGAGAGTCTGCTTTAGAAGCTTTGTATGCTGATGCCACTGCTCGTGCTGCTTCTTCCTTTTTTTTGTAATCGCTTGGTAAAGAAGCTATAGTTTGTTTTGGTACAGTTGGTCTTGCACTTTCATCTTTACCTGTATTGTTAGGAATACCACTACCTCTAACATTTTTTTGTAAAAAGCTACTAGCATTTACTGCTGGACTATCACTCTTTTCAACTTTTACACCATCCTTAACAGTACCACCTTGCCTTTGCGTTGTAGTGCCAAGAGGTAAACCACCTTGACCACCCATTAGATTAGGTTTAGGTGTTTCTACTTCAGGCTTAGGTTTTACAAATAATTTAGTTGGAGGTTGATCTTCTGGTCTACCTTCTTTATGTCTTCCTATATTTGTATCTACTTTAGATCCCGGACTAGACTCTATAGTTTCTTTAGAACCTGATCCAAAAGAGCCTTCAGGAACTGTATTTCCATACATTCTGTTATCTCTATCTACTAATTGTTGAGTACTCATACTTGAAATCCTGTCGTTAGGATTTTTAGTTACAACATTTGGTTTATTTCCACCACCACCTGAGTAGTTGTGAGAGTGCTGAGCGGTGGTATTGTTACTTAATGTAGTACCACCAATGTTGAATGATGTTGATACTGGAGCATTACCACTAACATTTCTGCTAGCAAAAGCACTGGTAAATGCATTAGATCCACCACTACCGGCACCAGTTCCAGATACAACTCTAAATGCTTTGTTATTATGACTGGTGATTTGACTCCATCCGGTAGGAGCAGACGAGCGGAACATAAGAGTTCTGGAACTCTGTGCGAAACCACCATGATAAATGCTGTTTAGTGTGGTGCTATCATTAAATGTTACACCACCAGAAGTTAATGTTACTGCCATGATTCTCCTTTAGTTTATA